TTATAATTTGAACCAATTATTTTTTAAATCATTTAATAAAGTATTTATTGTGTTTTCTCCTACTTCACCGTCTACACTAAGATGCATTATTTCTTGATATTTTACCACTGCATCATATGTACCTTTTCCAAAATCTCCATCAATGGACACCCCACCGATTAAAACATTTAAAATACTTTGTAGTAATCGAACTCTGTTGGAATTTTCACCCATTTTTATAACCATTACTTGTACACTCTCCTGTATATTATTTATTGTTACTGGTGCATTAATGCCATTGTTAAGTATAGTCTCATTAAATAAATCCATATCAACTTCATTATTACTTATCCCATTAACTCTTCCTGTCCAACTATATTGGATACCACCGTAACCTTTTGTATTTGAAGGGTTTGTCTGTGGTTCTGCTACCCATATTTTACTTATAGGTAGTCTTGATATATCTGTAATGTTATGACTAGAATACAGAATTAAATTAGGATTTTGAGCCATAAATTGTGATACAAAATTCATGTCTGGAATGGAAACTTCATAATCCAAACATGGTTTTAAGTCCTGTTGATATTTACTAATAACACTATTAAAATGTTGATATTCTGCTATAGCACTATTCCTTTCTGCAAAATGATAAAATCCTACCAACAATCCTACTGACTTCGCACCATGATATTGTGAATCCATCTTTGGGTTGATATAGGAAATTCCATCACTGGCTTTTATATAAACTGCCTGTATATTACTTGCTTTTACTGCGTTCCAATCTGTTACGTTATCTTCGCTGTAAATGTCAATTCCTCTAAACATTTAATCGCCCTTTCTTTATTTAAACACTGTAATTTTTAATAGATATCCAATTATTGTTACTGCAATTGCTCCTACTGTGTACCACATATGTTTATTATCTGTTTTAAATTCTTCTATAAATTTTTCATAGCTTTCTTTAATCTCATCTATATCTTTGCTATTTTGCATTGCTGTATTGTATCCATCTTCTGCCTTTTTTCTTAAATCTGAAAAATCATCCAGCTTGGATTCTATCCTTGCTAACCTTTCTACAATTTCTAAAGTCTTATCTTTGTCCTCCATAATTCACCTCCAATTGATATTTTTTGTATTAAAAAAGCACCTATTAACTAGATGCTTTTTTATTTAACTATGCAAAAATAACATAACCGAGTTCTTTTGCTCTTGCTTTTACTGCTGTCTCAAATTCTGTGTACTGTTGTGCTGCTGTTTCACCTACTGTGTTTGTAGCTCCTGCTGTGTCTAGTAACACTTTATTTTGTACACTTAGTGCTATATTAAAGTTTTCAGTGCCTCCATCTAACGAGGTTGTCACATAAGCCACTATGATATCTGTACCAGTACCATCTTTTAGAGTTATACTTGCAGATAAATTTACAGTTTCACTAATCATCATTTTTACATCCTTCCTTTTCTTATCTTTTATTTTTTATATTAAAAAAGCACCCTAAATTAATTAGGATGCAGCTTTTAACTGTTGTATTTCATTTTCTAAGTTAGTTATTTTTAGTTCTAGCTCCTGAATTTTGCTATCTTCTTCTTGTAAGCTTCCAATTACATATGGCATTACTTTATCCCAATTTGGCGCATAGTAGTCTACATTGCCTTTTGTCATAAAAGGACGCATAAACTCACTATTAAGTGTGCTCATTTGTTGGGCAATAACACCCACATCTATGTGTTTTCCATCTTCGATCCAGTTATATTGCACAATGTTAATGTTATTAATAGTATCTAAACAGTTTTTAGTGCTAGGTATAATGTTAGCTTTTAGCCTTTCATCCGAACCACCTGACTGATAGACCCAATAAGAAGTTCCACCACTAACCCAGTTAAAGCCAGTGCCTTGATAGAAGATATTATCTATATTACTTGAGAAAACTGCCCATTTACTATCCGAGGTTCTTTGAAAACCTGTGGCATAAAGGGCATTTTTAAGGGTAAGATCCCCAGTTCTACAATTCATTAATATTCTTGGCTTAAAAGCAGTTCCAGTTCCATCATAGTTAGCATTCGTTCCAAAGGCTAGACCTTGCCAACTTTGTATAGAGGAGTTATAGCTACTCCATGATGCTCCATCACCTGTTCCTATGCTTAAAGTTAGGGCGTTTGTTAATGCTGTACTACTAATATATACAGTACCATTATTTATAGTCGTTTCGCCTGTTGCAGCAACACCATTATTCACAGTCCAAAGTCCCGCATATGTTGCTTCTCCACTCCCACCATTTATAGAGAGTAATGAAGTTCCTGCATTGTTTTTTATATTAAAACCTGTACTATCATTTTGCACAGTTATGGTTATACCTGTTTGGTCTAATTGTACAACTTTAGTGCTAGAAGCATTATAAACTTGCAGTAAACCATTTGTATTGCTTGAGCCACCTAAAGTTAATGTACCTCCACTAATTTTACTAGCGGACAAAGTACCTGTGGTAATATTATTTCCATTTATAGTAGTGCTTCCTGCTGTGCTTAAACTATTAAATGTAACATAGCCACTTAAATTAATATTTAATGCAGACATATTTATCTTACTAGAAGACTGATTTATCATGCTTACAAGTGTATTTCCGTTATAGTCGGTAGTTGATACCTTTGAAGAAATCTGCCCTGCTTGAACTTGTATACTACTCTCTGCTGAATTAAGTCTACCACTTAAACTACCAGTTGCATTTGTAAAAGATTGGTTTGAGGCATTAAATCCTATTGCAGTATTAGTCTGAGTTAAATCGGTTTGAGTTGTAGTAATTTCACTTTGTAGTGCATTTCTTGCAGCAGTAATATCCGTGTTCCAAATCTTGCTAGAAATTTGCCCTTGCATAGTACTTATAGAAGTTCCTTGGCTTTGTACTGTATTTCCTTGACTTGTAACAGTATTAGTTAAGTTATTAAAAGCAACTTCTAAAGTCTGATTAGCTGTACTTAACTGTACTTGGGTTGATTTTAATAGTGTAGTAGAGCCATTAATACTTGTTACAACACTATCTATATCAAGCTTTGAGCCATCTATATTTGCAGTATCAGAAACCATGTCATTTCTTATTATTTTATCTTTTATTCCTTGGGCTTTAAGTCCTGTGGCATCAAACATCAGATTGCCCGAAGCGTCCCAAACGTACATATTATAATCGTTTGAAGCGTCCTTACCTATTTGGACTCTTACTCTGCTGCTGTCTTTTATCTGTATGGTGTTGTCTGCAATATACATATTTCCGCTAGAACTTTCTATTGTTACAAGTGAAGTACTTAATTGCCCTGTCTTAACTTTTCCTGCATCTAATTCCGCTATTTGAGCATTTCCTATAGCCCCGTTAGCAATTACTCCGCACCCTGCTGTAATAGTTCCTGCAACCATATTATCTGCTGTAACTATATGAGATTTAAGTGTATTAGTAGTTAAGTCCATTATATTACCAACACTAGCTGTTAAATTTTGAATATTGCCATTAGTAGCAGTTAAATTTGTGATAGTTGCATAAGTAGCACTTAGATTATCTACCGTAGCATTAGTAGCATGTAGCTTATCAATATCAGCTTGGTTTGCTTGGATATAGTCAGCTACAATTTGATGTGCTCTCAACGTCTGAACTGTATCATTACTGGATTGACTAAAGTCATTCCTCACAGTTCCTGTGTTTATCATAAACGCCCCAATATAGACAGTTCCATTTGCATCATTATTACTAGCTCTAAAGTTTATCTGCTGAATTATGTCACTTGGGTGTTCTGTTGTGAGGTTAAAGCTTTGTTCTTGAACTTCCCAGTCACAGTTAGTTTTGTTAGCATATAAAAAGCTAATACTATCTGCTGTATATGGATTAGTTTCAAAGATGTTAAATCCTGCAATAGCTTGTGGCGACATAGATTGTAAAATTTCAACAGCTATTTGAAATACATTATTTGGTATAGGACTAGTTGTAAAATCTGCTAACTGATTACCTAAGTTATCATATGCATGTATAACATATGGATAGTTATTACTATTGGTTATTGTTATACCTGTACCGCCAGTAACTCCAATTCGTTCTGTAATAACTCCTGTGTTATTACCATTAAAAGTCCAAGTTGTTCCTTTTGTATCTACAATGCATCTTTTTATAACAGCATCTAAAGCACCAAGTAAAACATTTGTTTGATTAGGTACATTGTACTGTCCACTATCTGTGATAGTTAAACCACTATACTTTGCTTGTAGACTAAACATTAATTGTTTGCTCTTATAATTATTTGGATTAACTAAAACATCAGCCTTACTCAAACTTGCGTTAGGTGGTAACTTCCACACCTTATCCGTATCATGAAGTGTAGCATCGTCTACAACTGTACCACCTGTAGTTACCCATTCAGATACATATTTATCTTCTGGTATAGAATGGTCAAATAAATTATTTCCACCACTTGTGGTTGAAGTGGCGATTGACAACATACTATTAGGTATATCTCCAATTTGTGCTTGTAGTATTTTAATATTATTTTGATTTTGCTTAGATATTTGGAACAGTGATTTTTGATTACTTCGTAAAATATCATTTTTAATATTCCCCAATGTAATACCTATATAATTTTTAACTAAAGCATCATATGTATAACCAACTAATTCAGCAATTACATCTATATCCAAGGCTTTAATTACGACAAAATCATAAGGATGTACTTCTTCTAAGATTGCGTAGTCTTTATATTCTTCCGTATTAGATAATTCTATAAAGTTAACAGAATAACTATATGTAGGTACATCATTATTATTAGCATATAAATTATTTACATAGTCCCTCATAACTTGATATTTCTGGTCAGCATTTAAAATTTTTTGGTCATCTGTAAGAGTAACTTCAATTGGTTTAATATATATATTTGCATAATCATTGATTTTAGGACTATCCACATATTTTTCAGGTAATGTTATTACTGTATCTGTGCTTTGCGTTGTTGAATCATCTGTTGAAGTACTGTCATCATTGATATAAGGCATTGCTCTAGTAATCATATTGCTGTCATCTGCGGATTGTTCAAAACCAGTTAGATTTTTAGAGTATTTTATTGTTACTCCTCTGTTTTTCCCTGCTTGATTAAACATACCTATGTTAAAGTTATCTCTTACAAGTTCTCCACCCCAAATTTGAAGAAATGTATTATCACCCGTTCCAATTAAAGCATCTGTTGGATTTTGTCTTATATATGTTGAACTTGCTATAGTTGCAATATCACTATTCCAAGAAAATGGATGTGAATATTGTGTGTTATTTAAAATCTCTTGTCCTGCATCAATACCGCTTTTATTACTAATAGTTACGTTTTCCACTAAATTATAATTTAAATCATAAGTAATATGGTATCCAGTTACTTCAATATAATAATATCCACTATCCATCTTTTTTGTAGGAGTATTAAGCCTAAATAGTTGGTCATTTTGATACGCAACTGGACATTTTACAATAGCACCTTTAACTATGCTTTGCCATCTATCATCATCTGATAATATTGGATAAACTAAATCAATTTGAAACTGTCCATTTTTCTCCCATGTAACCTCACATTTAGTTGTATTTTTTAATACTAAATCATTACTATCAAAATCACTAGTCTTAAATTTATCATATAATACTATCATTTAATCACCTCTTTTTTTGTTTATCTTATAACTAAATGTGTACATACCATTTTCCGCCTACAATGTATGGAGGTAAGTTATTATGTGCCTGTCCTCCACCAGCTGTTTCCATATATTCAGTTGAATGAGTATCAATTTGTGTAACCACCATAAGCCTATCAGCAAAGCCATTGTATCCTGGCCAACCTTGTGGATACGCAGAAAAATGTCCTGCATTTTCTTCGCTACATTGATACATTCGTAATCCATGCATATGAGAAGCTGTCTCTTGAATTGTTAATGTGTGTGCTTTCTCCCCACCTGTTTTACCAAGTGTATTGAATTCTGGCTGTGTGCTGTCAATTTGAAATGGTACTCTACCATTGTAATTAGGCAAGTTTGCACCATATATTGCAGATAAACCACTATAACCACTTGTTGACCTTCCATCCATAGGGAGCCAATAAGTAGAATTTAAAGGTGTATCTGACATTATCTTTGAACCTGTTTGAAAATGCTCTAAAGCACTAATTGAATTTTGCATTGTTGTAATTTGTGCTTGCATAGTTTGTATTTGGTTTACAGCTTGTAATAATGCAGGATAATCGGGGGCAGCTATAATATCCCCATAATCACTCACTGCTTCTACAACATTTACAGTTCCTGTATTTGTGCTTATAGTTCCTGTTGGGTCTATGATTGTTAATTCAATTTGAACTTCACCTGAGACCCTCAACATACTATCTGGATATGTAAGCAAATAATGTCCTACATTTGTGTCTTCTACATCTGCCATTTGGCTAACATTTCTGCCATCAGGGGTCGTAGCGTTCATCCAAATTGTCTGATTAGCTGTATTTTGAACAACTCCATTTAATACTCTTGTTATATCTAAACCACGACTTTTGTGGTCTGTTGTTTTCACATCTGGTAGATTGGTTAAATTTGTATTCAAAGCTAAATTAATAGCATAATATCCATCAAACATTTATAATCACCTCTCTATTTTATTATTTTAAATTTCATAAAAATTTCTAAGCTTTCAGTTTCTAAACTATCAGGACAGTTATTTAATGAAATTTCTTTAAACTTAAATTCTGTATCTAATTCTTCTTTTAAAACTTCTATATATTCTCTATATTTATTTTCATATTCTTCAATTTCAGTCTTATATTTTTCTTGTATTGGTTTAATCTTTTCATTAAATTCTGTAACTTTTTCTGTCTCTTTGGGATTTATAACATAGGTGTTTTTGCTTTCATCAAAAATCCCTATACTTTTTATTAGTTCTCCTCTTTCTGCATAAAAAGGTTCTAATATATCATTTATATCTTTTTCAACACCTTCTAGTGCTTCTATTTCATTTTTTATATCATTTTCAATTTTTAATAAAGAATATCTGAATTTAACAGTACCCTTAACCTTTTCAGTTTGTATTGCTTTCCATAACTTTACTATGTCTTCTTTTTTCAAATTTCTTACCTCCAATATTTTTGTAATAAAAAAGAGCCTTATAATAAGACCCTTAATTAAATATTTCGCCAATGTGGTGTTAGTTCTATTTTGGATATATTCCCAGTGAACTCAATTATATTTTCTTTTTCATACAGTGCAGGAAAATTTCCACTCATATTCATACCTAAGTTTTGATTTCCTTTGTAGCATTGCTGCAATTCACTATCACATTCAATATAACCATCAACAGAATAAAAATCCGTCTCAACTCCATTTACCATTACTCCAATATCACCTTGTCCATATATTTTTAAATGTGGAAGTGATAAATCATATTCATTCATGATTATTGTTTCCCATGTGTTTTCTGTTGGGGTATATATAATAGGTATATCTCCAGTATTTAAATATGCATAAGGAAAACATGAAAATATAATTGTAAAATTATTCATTGTTCTTATTATTTTTTCAATAGACAAAATATTATCAATAGACGCTTTAAAATATCTGTCTGGTTGGTTTGACAAAATTAAATTACCTCTACCTCTAAGCCATCTTTTTATAAAATCTATATCATCGCCTTTATAGCATAATGTTAAAGATTTATCTATATCATCATACACGTCTTGTCCAAAATCATCAGTTTCTATTATTCTTAAATTTCCACTTCGTCCAGATACTTGTGTTTTCGTTACACGTCTATTTGGACTATTGGGCATTGGTAACGTATTTACTATATATAAATCTTTCACATCTAAACTACAAATATTATTAAAAGTGAAATATAATGGTTTACGTGACATATACTAATTACCTCCTATTCCACTAGCATTATTGATTTTCATATTATTTAAATCTCTAGCAACTTTTTGTAAATCACTATATCCATTTATAGTAACATGGTCAAAAGTAACTGCCATTGTTGTTCCACCATTGCTATTAGCAACCATTTTAGACGCAACCTTTTCTGCAACACTTTCTGCTGTCTTCTTAACCATATCCTCACTTGCTTCGTGGTTGTAAATTTTAGTGCCCTGTGGTGGTTGATAAACTTCGTAACCTCGCTCATGCATTGTAGTTAAATATCCTTGAAAGTTATTAGTTCCACTTGCATTTTGTCCAATAGCAGTATTTCCAGTAACTGCTCCTACAACCTTTGCTACCTTTTGCGTAAATGTTAAATCGTTCCAACTTTTAGCTATTTTATTAAATTCATCACCTATGCTTTTAGTTAACTTTTGCCATGGGTTTAACATTTTACCAGTATCAGTGTTCATATTACTAATAACATCACTATCCATTTTACTTAAATGGTCAACCACTTGGTCTCTTTGTTCCTTTGCAGCCTTTACACTTTGATCTCGTTGACTTTCAGCGTTCTTTATTAATTTGTCTGCTTGGTCTTTATTAATTGTATGCGTTACATCTCTTTCGTAGGTAATTTCCGCAACAGTTTGGTCGCATTGGTCATTCGCTGCTTTAATGCTTTTATCTCTTTGGCTATTAGCATTTTGGATAATTGAACTAGCTTCTTCTTCCGTAATAGATGTACCGTAGCTTTTCATTCTCTCTAAAATTACTTTGCTTTGAATTTCAGAATCCGATAAACTTTTTACAGCTGTAACTCGCATTGAATCTTGTATTGCATTAATTTGTGCTTTTTCCTGTGTCGTTGTATCTCTATGATGTGCAACTGCATTATCTTGTATAGCAGCTATTTGTGCTTCATAGCCATCAATTTTAGCTTTTTTAGTATTATTATCATTGGTCATATTTGTTAAAATCTTTTGTTCATCATCAACACTCAATACGTCACTTTTAGCAAAAAAATCCTTCATCTTTGTTAATCTATCATTATATTGTGTGTCCATTCCACCTTTAATTTTAGTTCCCATAGCAGTAAATTGAGCCACAACATTATCTGCTTCACTTTTAGTTATTCCAACAGATTGTGTCATTGTATCTGTAAACTTTTTAATAGTATCAGCTTTCTGTTGTGCTGTTAATCCGCCTACTTTACTTACCATCTGTGTGTACTGTGCAACAATATCATTTTTATTTTTAGTAGTTAATGTACTTGTATTAGTTACCATGTTAGTAAAATCTGTTATATTCTTATCTTTCATATTGGCATTTAATCCACTTACCTTACTTACCATGTCTGTATATTGTGCAACTACATTTGTTTTAGTTTGTTTAGTAAAATTATCACTGTTAACAGAAATATCAGTCATAGTTTTTTTTACATTGTCGTCCATCTGCATATATGCACCAACATTTTTTTTAGTTGCATCTGTAAAATTAATAGTTTTTGTTACTGTATTTTGTACCGTTTCGCCGTAACTATTCAGCACTTTTTCACTGGCCTGATATTTACTATTAAATAAATCCACTGTTGGAATGGCATCATTAGTCATATGTTTGTATAACGCATAACTGCCAACACCTACCGCTGCTACTACCCCTACTACTGCTGCAATAGGTAATATAGCCGCTCCAAATGCAACTCCAAGACCTGCTGTTGCGGTTGCTCCTGCACCCTCTGCTACTGCTGTTCCTGCAATTGCTTCTCCTGCTCCTGTGGCTGCGGCTGTTCCTGCTTCGGTTGCAACTGTTGCTTTCCCTATTGCACCTGAAATTTTACCTGCTAATCCCAGAATGTTACTTATGCTTCCTGCTGCTCCGCCAACAACCTTTAAACCTAATCCTGCGGCGGTGGCTAATCCTACTACATCAATTATTGTTTTTTTAGTTCCATCATCTAAATCGCTAAAACTTTTAACTACTCCTGTTACATCTTTGACGAGTGGTGTTAATATAGGTAGTACATCTTGTCCAAATGCAATTCCAAGAGCATGTACAGATTCTTCTAATTCTTTAAAATTATTTTGTGATGTATTTTTCATGCTATCGGATAAATGTTGAACTTCTCCTGTGGCATTATTAGCATTAGTCGAAAGATTGCTTAAATAATCACTACCTTTATGCATCAATATGCCCCAAGAAGCAAGTGATTCTTTACCAAAAATCGTTGCATAAGCCGATTCTCTTTGTTTATCTGTCCACCCTGCTGTTCTCTGTGACATTTCTGCTATTATAGTGGTCAAGTCTTTCATTTTACCTTGACTATCAAAAGCGGAGAAATTCATTTCTTTTAAGGCTGCTTGCATTTTAGTTGTAGGCTTCGTTAAGTTTACCAATCCTGCTTGTAAACTTGTTGCTGCTGTACTTGCATCTATACCATTAGACTGAAGTTCCCCAATCGCTGCTGCTGTTTGGGACATTGGAATTTTTAATTGACTAGCTAAGGGCCCAACTATACTAAACGCTTCACCCAGGCTCGAAATACTTGCCTTTGTATGATTAGCAGTATAAGCAAATGTATCAGCCATGTGCGACATATTTGCCGTTGTTGTAGCTGCATCATTAGTTTTCATTCCATAAGCTTCAAGAGAACTTCCTAATTTATCTACTGTAGTTCCTAATTCTTCATTTGAACCTCTTGCAGTAAGTAAAGATGTATTCATTGTACTCATAGCTTCGCCTGCGGTGTAACCATCTTTAACAAGTGTTAATAGTCCTTGATTTATATCATCAGTTGATTGTCCAAAATCTTCCGACCATTTCAATGATGATGTTGACATTTCTGCCATTAAAGAATTGACTTGTGAAACTGGAATTCCTGTGGCTGCAACTTCTTTTTTTATATCAGCCATCTGATGTTCAAAATCTGATGCGGATTTAGTAGCAAGTCCTAATCCTACTACTACTGGAGCTGTAACTTTTAATATTGCATCCCCTGCTTCATTTGCAGATTTACCAATAGTTTTAAAGCTTTTACTTCCTGATTCTAAGCTTTTTCCAGCATTTAGCCAACCACTTTGACTTTCAGCTATGTTTTTAGTAGTTTTATTCAGCTGTCCCTCAAGATTCTTTGCTTCTGCACTTGCTGTGTTCATTTTCGTTGTGTAACTTTCAATACTTTTTGCATTTTGTGTAACTGCTTTATCTACATTGTTGTATTGCTCTGTAAGTTCAGCTACTCTTGTTTTTGCATTCTCAGCAACTTCGGAGTTTTTACCATATGCACTTGTTGCACCTTCTAGTTTTGATTTTTCCATATCTAATGCAGTTTTTAACTGATCTCTTTTTAATATGTTTTCTTCCATTGTTGTAGTGGTTTTTGCAATGGATTTAGAATATATATCAACTTTTTCTTGTGCTGTTTGCATTGTGTCTTTTAATGCACTTTGTACCTTTTGTAAATTTCCAGTTGAATCCCCAAAAGCTTTTACTCCAACTTCTGCGTCTTTTAAGGCACTTTTATTTAACTTTAAATTTGCATTAACGCCTTGAAGACTTTCGTTAAATCCTGAACTATCTAATATGTATTGGACACTTACTCTTTTTGTTTCATCTGCCAAGTCTATCTCTCCTTTCCATAATTATTTTCTAAAGAACACGCATTGGTCGGGTGTCAATTCTATGTCATCATCATCATTTTGATTATTGTTTTCACTTTTAGTCCACCCCATAAATTTACAATGTTGTAACCATAATGCTAAAATCTCTTTGGGACATGATTTCATAAATTCATTTCTGCTATAATTTAAATGTGTCTTTGCTACATAAAAAAACCAATCTAAGTCAATTAAATCCTTAGATTGGTTAGTTAGTTTTTTTTGCTTTTTGTTTCCTTTTTATTTTCATCTTTTTTATCTAAATCCAAACTTCCTACCAACATTTGATATCCAATTACATCTAAAAGTTTTATAGTTGGAAAATCTAAACTGATTGCTTTCTTTAATTCTTCTTCTGTTAAATCTTTCTCTACACAACAGCAACTTAGTATTTTTATTAAATTACTATATTGTTTTTTCTGTTGTAGATATTCATTTACTATCTCCAGTGAATTATCATATTTATCTTCAAATTTACATAGTGCTTCAAAGTCAAACCTAAAAGTTAATATCTCTTCACCAATTTCTATTTTATATTCTTGTACTTTCCCTATATTCATTTTTATCAAACCTCCAAATTATTATAATAAAAAAGAGAGTAAAGTTTGAATTCTACTCTCTTTTGTTTCTAAGGTGTTACTGTTTTTGGTGTTGGTACAATTACACTTGCAAAGAATGTAGTTGCAATGTCTTCTGGACAATCTGGGTCATCCGTCTCTACCATGTACTGATACATACCATTATTTGTTAAAGGTTGGAATGTAGCTGTAACTGTAGAATTTTGGTAATCCACTTTACCTTCGGCTTGTTTTACATCAATATCTGGTTCTACTAATTTACCTTTGTATAGAACAAGATAACCCTTTTCAACTCCGCCTGCTTTTGTATACTCAACTAGTAAACTTACCCAAGGTGCAACATCTGTATCTTTACAAAAAACACCTCCCGTGCTGGCAATAGAGTGCCCAAGATACTTAGCATATTGCTGGTTGGAAAAATGTCCCAAATCTATGGAAATCTCTAAATCTTGTAAAGTTATATCTTGGTCTACAAGTTTCCCCTCTTCATAATTACTTCCTGTATTTGTTTTTGCCTTAGATGAAAACTGTTGAATTCCTGGGATATATTCTGGAGTTGCAAAAGTTAGATTGTTGCTTCCTAATTCATCTTTTGTTATTGTTGCTAAAAATAGCCTATCAATATTAATTTTTGCCATTTAAATTACCTACCTTTCAAATTTTGTTTAATTTTTTTGTATAAAAAAAGAACTACATTTTATAGTCCTAATTTGTTTTAATAAATCTCATTGCACAATGATTTAATTTTGTTGTCTCTTCCCATATAGATATAATACTTATTCTATTAAATCCATTATCAGTTAATTTTTTTTTAATAGAATTTTTTAATGGTATATAGTTTTGAGTACTTAAAGAAAATATATCTACTTGTAAATAATAAAAAGTACTAATTTCATTTCCTTCCTCCCATAATCCACCATTTTCATTATAGAACTCGTATTCTACATACATTGGCGTTGGATTTTCAGCATGAAGAAAATACACTTTTTTATCTACTGTTAAGTTTATAATGCTACTATCCATTAAAAGTGTTCTAGTATATGTTTCAATATTATCTATAACTGCCACCTCTCTTTTATATGGCTTTTTCAAATAGTCCTTCTGCCATTTTAGCCATAACTTCAACCATACTATTGTCAACCGATCTTTCAAACCAACCAATATGTTCTTTAGACTGACTTGTTCCATATTCTGTAAACATAGAATACCATTGGTTAAGTTTAATCTCTCCAACTGTAGCAAAATCAACCTTTTTAACTGTTTGTTTAATATTTTTCTTTAATTTTTCTGTTTTAGTCGGGGCATTCTTTTCAATTTCTGTATAAGCAGGTTCGATAGCGTTTTTCATTACTCTTTTTTCGTCAGCAGTTGTTATAGTCATTTCAATAAAATCATTCATCAAGCTATCTAATCCAGTTACTTCTATAGTGTTCATTCTAATTCACCGCCTTGGCTTTTAACTTATACCATGTATTTGCCGATGCGACATTATCAGCGAAAAATATATCATATGTCTTCTTTTTATAAACAATTTTGTATTTCTTATAACCGTCCTTTTCTTCCATATCAGAAATATCAGAAGAATATCTAATTATAAAATTCACTGTATCTTCCTCATTTACCGCTTTCGCCGCAAAGTAGGCATTTCCAAAAAGATTATTTATATTTGCCCAAACCTTTTTAAAATCCACATAACCGCCACTGCCTGCAATTGGAAATCCATCAGCATCCGTTTCTTGTTCTGTAAATTTTTGTAACGTTATTCTTTTATTCAATCGACCAGTATCTATGTTAAAATCAGCCATGTTTTTCACCACCTTAAAAATATAAGAAAGACGGGGGCTTGCCCGCCATATTTCTAGTATTCGATACGTTTAATACTTCTTACAGAACCTTTTACAACTCCAAATCTTTCAAGTATTCTTACTTTAACAGTGTCATCATTGAATCCAGCTTCAGTACTTCTTGCAATTGTTACTTGATTTCTATCACAGAATTTTATAGCTTCTTTTGTATTAGCTATATAAAATATTTGTGTCTTATCCGTTGTTACAATTGGTAAAAGAGTATCTTCCACATATACAATTGGTTTAGAATGGAAATATTCAACACCATTTGCATCTACTGTTATAAGGTTTAAATTCCTGCCCTGTTTATCTTTCATATTCTTTAAAGCAACATAACCATCAACATTTGTAATAGTAACTAATCCAGATTTTACAGATGGTAAAGCAGAATCAATTGCATTTTCAACTGCTGAGTAATCTATTGGCGTTCCTGCTACTGCGGTGGCATTGTCTGTAAGAACTTTTAATATTTTTACATTTTCTTTTACAGTGGCAATATTCAAAAAGTTACTATTTACAAGAGATTCTATTTCAATTTCAGCGTCATCTAGTAATTCAGATGTTAATGTTTGAATCAAACCAACCTTACTTACTGTAAATGGTATATCTGTAGTAACGAGTGTACCATCGACGATATCAGCACCTTCGAGTACGTCTGACATTGTGTTTTGGTCTAAATCTATTACCGGGATTGTACCTTCATTCTTATGTACTGGTACTATATCGCATAATGATTTTAGAGAACCATAACCTTTTTGTAATATCATTAAATTATTTATGAATTCTTTTGGCAATACTGCTGAATTATCTGCGGTAGTTATTGCGTCTCTCTCCTCAACTGTAGTTTCTTGTCCCATTATTTTCTTCACTATTGCTCTCATTTCACTTACTTCTGCCATAGTCTTATCAACCTCTTTCTTTTTATTTTTTTGACTTTCCAAATCTCTTTTTTCATCTGCATCAAGCTCAACTTGTATAGTGATTAATTTTTCCAAATTTCTTTTTTCTACTGTAGCTTTTTCAGCTTCATCAGCCTTTTTCTCATCTAAAAATCCTCTTATTTCAACTTTTTTAGCATCCAACTGTCCTCTTAATTCTTCTAATTTACTCATTAATAATTACCATCCTTTATATTTTATTTTTTATTTTTATGTATAAAAAAAGAACTATAATTCTAGTTCCAATTCTAATAATCTTAATTGTTTTGCTAGTTCTGTGCTTTTGTCATCTCTACCTTCATCAACTAGCTTTTCAACTAAATCAATAACTTCAATATCGTCCTGAACAAATCTCTGCTCAATACATAGTTCCTCATTATCACGTGCTTCAACGCTAGTGCCATAATAAGCTGGTGTGCGAGTATTATCTAATATAGACACTTCAAACAAATCAATATCGTCTAAATATCTCCTCTGCATTTCATTATCTGTTTTCCCCCAAGATTGCTTATTAGCTTTAAATCCAAAAGACCATCCACACAGTTCATTGTTTTTAGCTTTTTCAATCACGTCAGCATCACAAACCCTAGCCTCTGCATAAAGTCCGATATTATCTTCCTTTAATTTCAAGTTATCCTTAGTAGAACCTAGTTTTTTATTCCAATCATGATTGAGTAATACGGCTATATCATCATTCTTAGCAATAGCATTTTTCCATGTACCAGTTCTTACTTGTTCAACAAATTTACCTTGTGGACTTGGTAATGCTCTGCTATCTCTTTCAAGTGCATTGACATAGCCTTTAATAGTAACACTGTCATTTCTTATTTCAATTTGCACAATTATCACCCCCTTTACTCCATATAATTAGATAATAAATCCAAAGTAGTTGTTACAATTCTATCTTGCTTTATATTCTCTGAAATAGTTGTGCTTCGATTTGTATTCATATCTGTTACAAATTTTTGTAATAATATATCTGCTAATTTAAGTGCTTTGTCATCAGTTTTATAAGCTTCACCAACACAAAAATCTATGTAAATTTGTGCTATATCAATTAAATCCGCTAAATAACTATCATCATCAGTAAAATCAATTCTTAACAGATTTTTTAAATAATCCAAAGTCATGCTAAACACCTTCTTTCTGTTGCTGCGGTGTGATTGGAGGTGGATTGTTCGTGTAGGATGTATTACCATTCATCATCTGTTCCAACGTAACCTGTCCACTTGGGAATGTAGTAACGTCTTTACCTAATAATGGTAATCCTAATAACTTTTTAGCATAATTCAAACTATAAACACCATTTTTAACATATGTAGTGATAACTGTAGCTTCAGTAGCCTTATCCATTTTTAATAATACATTCATATCAAATTTAATTTTATAACCTTTAGTTCTTTCAGCACTGGTCAATAGTTTCCAATTCATTTCTTGCTCAATTGCTGTAAAAAGGACTTGTAAAGTATTTACTAAAAAATTTAACATATCATGTCCTTCACTTTTGGCGTTCTCTTTTATCTCACCAAGAAAAGTTAAGGGTACACCCATTGCCCCTGCAATATCCTTTTTGCTCATCAATCGTAATTCCGTGAATTGAGCGTCGCTGAGACTAAGGTTTAATGGACTTACATTATATCCAGCAGGTACTGTAAATATACGGTTATTATTGCTATATATTCTATTAAATTTAGCTTGTATTTTACTGATCTCTTTTTCTTCTTTTATATCACTGGTTAATTGGACTACGATTTTATTAGTTAAACCATTTCCAAATAAACTATTTAAATAACTTTGGCTTTTTAGCGATGTATCAAGACTTTCTCTTAATATAGTTCTAGTTGCTCGTGTATTAATACCATCCAAGGTAAAATCTTTTAAAACAATAATATCTGCATCAAATGAAGACCCTGTTTCTCCATTTACCCCCTGCCAATCGTATAATATTTTATTGTTTTTTACAGACTTTATTAATCCAATATCATCTACAATAATGCCTACAATTTTAATTGGATATAAACCAATTACTTTACTACCTTGTCTGTCAATATACAAACCACTTATTCCTTCATGTTTTCCTAACGTAACAAATGTTTTAATTACAGTAACTGCATTCATGTAATCGTTGGGACGTAAATTTAACAAATCATATAAATAATGATCTGTTGCTTCAATCTCCCCCTTATCTGTCTCTTGTTTTACTTGTAAAGGACATTTGGCAATAGATTCGCTTATAATCCTAATACAACTATAATATGTAGACTCTTTTAACTGTTTACTTACTGGTGTAACATCATATCCATTTTCAAAGGAATAAATATTATTCCAATCATTAACATTTACGCTTGTATCTCTTTTTTCCTGAATTAATTTATCAAAAATCATTATTTCTCACCTCTTTTCTTACTAAATTTATATAAAAATATTGAATAAGCGATAAATATTACACCTAAAAAATACAATCCAAAATACAAATTTACACGGAAATTAGTAAAAACAATAACAAACATACCAATTAAAAAGACTATTTCCATGACAAAAATATCATTAAAAACAGTCTTTTTAAGCAATTTATTTAGTTTTTCTTTCATTAATTTATCACCTACCAATCTAATTTATCTAATTCACCTAAAGCATCATAACTAGTATCTTCCCCTAGTAATTCTGTATAACAAAATACTAAAACCGCAACCAAATCAATTCTTTGTTTATTTTTATCAGCTTTTGCCAACATTTCATCATCAGATTTTCCTACGGTTGTAATAGCATTGCTCATATTCCAATCAAGTAATTCATTTTCCAAATATTTAACTTCACCGTCATAAACTTTCTTTCTAAATTCCTTGGTTGCTGGACTTAATAATGTATAAGTTTGTTTTAATTTAACTACATCAAAGTCCTTCTCAAGCCTTTCCACCATTTCTTTTGCATTCATCGGATCTGTTACTATACTTTCTATAGTACAATTATATTTATCTTCAATATTTCTTATATATTCTTCCACAAGTGTATAACTTACTGTCATTCCCTTATGTATATCGCACCATCCAGCCCTCTCATATGTTCTATAATCTATATTTTCTCGCCTTTTATCTAAGTTATCTTCAGGCAAAAAACCATGTGACATACAATAAATTATATTATTTTCTTTATACATTATGGCGACAGCTGTTAAATCTGTGGTCACAGATAAATCTATTGATACCACTACAGACCTTTTGGCAAAATCAATATTATCAACTCTACACTTCTTCCAACAACTTATGTCTATGTATTTATTCAACTCATTCGTTTCCAAGAAAATATTAAGATTCTTGGTTAAAAATTCCTCTTGTTCTTTTGTCTTTATTTTTGCTATGTCTCTATCGGATTTTATTTCTTTATAATTTTCTTCCACTCGCAATGGATTAGCCTTATAAATTGCTGAATCTTCCCATGCTTCATCTCTGTCTGCATAATATAGTAAACAAAATAGCCTTGGATTTTTTACAGTTCCATTTAAAACTGCTCTGTCATAGTCCAATTCTTCCAGCATAATAGAATCAGATTCACTATATGCTGTTGTGGTTCTTACCATAATTGGATTCTTTACCGATAGTTGCCCCTTACGCATAGCTTGTATATTATCATTGGTCACAAATGCTCCCATTTCATCCACACAAACGCAACAAGGTCTGATTGAGTTGTTTTTGTTTGCTTTAGATGTCCTAGGAAAATAGAAGCTATTAGTCAATTTACATTTGATAATTCCTATTTCAGATTCACTTACTACAAAATGCTTGGCAATTGCAGGACTGGCACTTATTATTTGTGCCATTGCTTTTCTAAGTTCTTTCGCTAAATCTCTATCTATGCATATAGAATAAAATTCGCTGAAATTTTGTTCTGTTAAAAGTTGTAATATAAAAACTATTGCTGTTATAAAAGTCTTCGCATTTTTTCTAGGAATAAAAAGTACAACATCCCTATACATCATCTTGTTTAAGTCATTCTTATATCTCCAACCAAAAATAGCACATAAAAATAAGGCTTGGAAACCTACCAAACCTTCTAATACATTTTTACCTACTATAAATCCTGTTGCATAATTAAGCAGCTTCAAAAGATTATTTATTATTTGCAATTTTTCTTTACTAAAACAAAATTCAAAACCTTCTTTATATTGATTTATATTATAATTATCCATAAATATTTTACACTGTTGTTTGACCTCAAATGTAGTATCTTCTGTCCCATTTAAAACATCTTCACAGTATTTTAATGCTTTATCTAAAAGTATCATTCAGTATCATCACCTTTTAAGGCTTTTAACAATGGGTCTTCTTTAGTTATCTTATCGTTCATATTAATGACTGATAATTTCGCACGGCTTGCTGGCGAGAGACCTAATTGCATACAACATTGATAAAATATTTGTTGATAATCTTTGTAAACTTGTACCGCTGGGTTCTTCTGCCCACTTCCATCTTCCCTATAAAGAACTAATCCATGTTGTTTAATTAATTTATTTGCTTCTCGCATATGTATTATAGAAGCTACAGTTTGTGATAAAATTTCTACATCTAAATTATTTAAAATACCACTTGCTTTTAATTCTGTGACCAAATAATTATATAAATCTTTTTCTTTTTTAGTTGTAAGTCCAGCAGGAAGTGAATAAACTAAATTATCATTTCCTTTTAGTTTTTCTTCCTGCTCTTTGCGTTCTTCAATTTCTTTTTTTGTAAAATGTGTGTTATTAGTTGCTAATGGTTTTGCACTTTTTGCCATAATCTATTCACCTCCAATTTTTATTCTTTTAGATATGTCTCAAAATAGCTCAAAACGGATATATTTCCAACCGAAGGATTGCCACAGACCTTTTGGCACTGCCTAAAAATTTTCGCTTCCTCCCCCGTATACCTTTTTTACAATCCATATTCATCATCAAATTCTTTTACCAGTATATGTAAGATAGTTTGCATTTTCTTCTTATCTTTATCACCTTTATCATACTCAACATGTACTCTACCATGACAGTATGGACACAAGGATACTAGGTTATCCTCTACTAATGCCAAGTCCATATCATCCTTTAACTCAACAATGTGATGGGTATACTTACTCTCCTCTGTTTTACCTTTATGCCAACATACTACACATAAGCCTAAATAATGTCTCTTAATAGATTCACTCAGTACTATCCATCCCTTACTGTTATAGAACCGTTGTCTCTTCCTTTCCTGTTCATCCTTCATACGTCTTATCTTATAGTCTTTATAATTCTTCTTTCTCTTATCTTGTTCACACTTGCATAGTGTACCTTCTAATACTTTCTCGCCACACTCCATACACTTCCTAAATACTGGCATTACTATATACCTTTCTTATATCTTGTAATACATTCTTTTAATTGTGTATCATCCATGGCAGATAAGACTTGCATACATCCTTCAATTCCAGCATCTATAACATATCCTACAGTAATAACAATAAGTATTGCTAATAATATTCCCATTAATATTCACCATTCTTTAATATTTATTTTTAGACATAAAAAAAGAAGCTATAAAAGCTTCTACATTGCTTGAATAATAGCAACAATAATTAATATAATAATCGCCAGCATAGGCAACAGCAGTAACAGACTACCTATAGAACTAATTATTCCACCTATTATCTTTAGTTTTTCACCTTTATTAGTCATACAAATATCACCTCTTATGATATATTGTACCATTAAACATCTGGCAAAAAAAGAGTTACTTCTTAAATCACCTGATTATTTTCAATTATTTAATCCCCAAAAATTCTCTTATTTGCTTAACATCATTTGATATATTATCTATCTTAACTTGTTCATCTAGTGTATCTTCTACTTTTTGAGAACTTAATTTATTCATTTCATTAATTTCATTTTCTAATTCATCAAGAACTTTCAAAGATATATTAAGCATCAATCCTTTGGGACTTTCTTTTTTTAAATCTTTTCCAATACTTTTCATTGTAACAACTAGAAATATTGCTAAAGTAACAAAATTCAATGCAAAATTTATTGTTCTATTAAAACTCCAATATTGAAAAATATCTTGAATCATAAAATAAAATATATTGCCAAAAATCACAATAAAATACGAAACTCCAAATTCAGTGATGTCTGTGCTGTATTTCCCCAATTTTTCTTCAATTCGTATCTTTTCAAATTTTATATTCATTTCTTCATTATTAATTTTATTTTTATAAAATTCCTTTATCTCATCATATATCTTTTTAATATTACTATAACTTTTGTCGGCTTCAGTAATATTATCTGAATTAAATTCATCCATTACCTTATCGTAAATATTTTTATTTGGCTTTTTCATACTACCACCTCAATACACAAATATTCGATATATCAAGGTAAAACTTTATAAATATAAAAATATATAAAATAATTAAATACTACTTGTCTTATTTTTGTATATAATGATAAAATAAGGTATAAGGGTGGTGGATTTATATTTGTATACATTTATTGATAATTTGAATAAATATCCTTATTTCTTGTTTTTAACTTCTATTTCAAGTATAATTGGTCTGTTATTATCTATTTATTTAATATATAAATCTAATAGTATTGCTAAAACAGTTAAATCGATTTCTATTTCAAAAGATTACAATAATAATAAGGATAAATTTGTTAATAAATTTAAGGTTTACAAAGTTAGTATTCTTGAAGATGATATTAAAACTAAAACAATAATTCATGATATTCTAGAAGACATTTATAAATTTGAAAACCTATATAAAATTCTATTTTCAAACTATGAATTAATAAAAATATATTTCATTAAAATATATTTACATAAAGATTTTAATAAAATAAATTTTGATAAAGTTTGTTATAAATTAGATTATTTAATAGGTCGTTTTAACAAAAGGGAGGATTAATAAAAATGGATATTAAAGCTGTAATAAATAAACTAATTGAAAGAACAAAATTAAGCATTCTTAAATGGAACTATTTGGATTCATTACCTCAATTATGTAACAAAGTTTATAATGAATTTAACATATCTCCTATGAATAAAAATTCATTTTTTACTAAAATAAATGATGGTTATTTTATCTTAGTAAATGATGAAGATAATGAGGAGTTATACTTAATAGTTTTTCCAACTATAGACTCTAGAGATACAGAAATTATTAATTATATAGATAATGATTTATTGTATCAGGATGAACTTCTTAGACTTTTAAACTTAGTAAAAAAACAATATCCTAACGTAGACGATGTTATTTCTAATTTTATGAATGATAAATTCTAGAAATTAATTATTTATAAAAGTTTCCAGAAACTTTTCAACAGCTTTATTATAATTTTTAGTGTTGTTTTTATTTAATAGAGCTGCTGAAATACCTTCTATTTGTTTTAGAATATTATTATTTTGCTGTTCAATAATATTTAGTTTTAATTTTATCTCTTTTATTTCTTCATTATTATATTCCATTATAAGCCTCTTTTCTAAAATTACTTTAATAAATATTATTATAATTTACTTACGAATATTCTTTTATCCAATAAAAAAAGACCTGTATCTCTACAAGTCCTTTTACCTTTTTATCTTCATCTACTTAAACAAATCCCAGAAACTAAATGTTGTTTTCTTATAAATTTTATTATGTATAGCCTTCTTAGGATTATTAATTAATCCCATACCCTTTTTACCGTACAAAGGATTAATACTTTTCTTAACCGCTCTCTTCAATTTTCCAGTAGTTCTAGCTTTAACACTCTTTTTCAATGATGGTTTTCTCATACCAAACTTCATTAATAGCACCTTCTTTAAAAAATAAAATGCATTTTATTTTTTTAAATTATATTGGCAATAATTTTCATCATTTAGGTATTTTTCTATTTTTTTCATAAACTTATTATTTATTGTTGTTACATTATAAAATGAAACACCCTTACCTTGTTTACAAAACTCTTCAGACGCTTTTATAATTTTAATTTTTTTAATTACTTCTGTTTCATTATCATATTTCTTTATTAACACTTGAAATTCATCCCAAAATTCAACTTTAATAAACCACATATGAATCACCTCATCATTTATCTTTAAAATTATCCAATATATATTATTTATAATTGTATATCCTTAATTGCCTCAGCTAATTTTTCATGTTCTGACTCTTTATTATATTCTATTTTATTTAATAAATCATTTAATTCTTCTTTTAATTTTGTGATATTAGTTGATAAATACCCATCCATTCTTACATTAGTATTTTCGTAATATCTCCCATTTTCTAAATTCTGAAGAATATATCTAATATCTTCTAATTCTTTACTGTATCGTTTTTCAATATCAATTATCTTATCCATCACACATACTCCCTTTTATAAAACATATTTACGTATATATTCTACAAAAGGTAACAATATCCTTTATTTTTCTAAAACAAAAATCTATTTGTATTCCTTCCAAAATCCAACAAAAATTTCACAATTGAAAATAGATGAAATATAGATTATTTTAAACATATTTATTATATTATTGTGTAAAATTACATTTTATAAGAAATTTATTAATTGCATAAATATTTTAGTTTAGATATACTTGAATTAATGATTTTTCTAGTTGTTCATGGGAGTTTTAGGAGGTGTTATATGCTTTTCTTAATCTTCAATAAAAATATCTAATTATCTCCTCTTTAATACATTTTGATGAGGAGGTGACACTATGGCTAATATACATGACTTAAAACCAAATGAAAAAGAACTTTTAAAATTCATTTGCTCATTTGCAAAAGACGTTTTAAAAGCTCTCATCATTACCTTAATAGTAAAATTTATTTTGTGCATATAGAAGCCGCCACTTTTATATACACTATTTTATTTTGATGAACAACTAGATATCATATCTACATTGTCTACAAAACTCTACATTATATACATTATACATCCACATGGGTGTATTTACAATAAGTTTGTTTGTAAATTTAAGAATGTCATTATAATTATTTGTAATATACTATATGTAACCAAACCATCTTTTACACAAGAATAAAAAAGTCCACCGCAACTTAGACTTTTCCTTTTTTTATATGAACACTAAATCTCATTTCTCTACGAAAAAACTAACACATCATTCTCTTTTGTACAATTGATCAAGGAATTATTATCCTTGACCAACCTTATATTATATATATATATATATCACCATGCACTAACATTCTAGCCATTTTATCTAAATCTTATACTTATATTTTAAATATTTAGTATTAATACTATCTATATAGTCTTCTTATTCTTCATCGTAATCTACATCAAAAGCTGTCTCAATAAAATACATAATAACAAAACTTAGACTATAAATATCATCTTTTAATAACTTACTCAAATCACTTTTTAAATCTTCATCTGCAAGTCCGATATTGTTTCCATTTGCACTCACCATAATATAATCTGAAATATCAATTTCTTTATCAAGTATTTCCATTATCATGTTAATATTCCTTGGTGCTAAAACTTTAGATTTCTCTAATTCAGTCAACATATCGCATAAAAACAAATCTTTTTGGAAGTACATTCCATCTTTATTTAATTCATTACTAAAATATTCTTCTATTTTCTTCATTATTATATCCCCCATTTTTTATAATTTATTTTCCATTAAATCGTCTAATAATTTAGCCCACATTTTATTAGAGTCTAATAAGAATTTAAATTTACGTTTACCATCTTTATATTCATGTCTCTGTTTTAAACTTTCTTCTATAGATTTTGCCACAGAGCATGGTCTTTCTTCGTCATCACAAAACCATTCATGTTCAGATTCACCATCATTTAATTCTAAATTATCAAAATATTGCATAAGTCTTTTACCATTCTCTTTTGCTTTTTGAGTTTTCCCATTAAGATTATCTGTATGGCATTCTTTTAATATTTCTCTATCATATTTTTTATTTAAAGATTTATGTTTCTTTTTACTCATAATTTAATCGCTATATCTCCTCCTGCTCTTTATACTTTTTTAATGTAAAAGCAATATTTTTAAAACAACTACAGAATCTTTTTAGTTCTATATTCTCATCAAATTCTGTTAACAACTCTTTTACTATATCTGTAGCCATGAATACAAAAGCATACTGCTCTAATCCGTTTCTGTGAATTTTTTCTACTCGTTCTTCAAATATTACATTTGTATAAAGCCAAGCAATTTTATTTCTATTTACAATTGTAATCTCTTTTAATTCTTCCATTTCTCTATCCTCCAATCTAAACAAAGGGTACACTTATTTAAGCATACCCTTGTATATTTTTTATAATTTTGTTTATAATGTAATTGATTAGTTTAATATGTTTTTTGCTATTGCAAAAGAATTAGTGAGGTTGTACATTTGCAGATGTTACAATCTCTTTTTCTTTCCATTCTTTATAAGCCTTAACCCATCTGTCTTTTCCAAATCTGCTTATATAACTTGGATAAATATCAAATTTGGCTGCTATTTTTTCTCTATCTATTCCTTTTTTAACCATATTCAAAATTTGAAATACATTTTCTTTAGTTAATTTTGTACAATGTCCGTTATTTTCTCCAGTTTGAGCTTTTATCATTTTACTTTTATCCTTAACTTTACTCTTTCTAACAGCATTTTTTTGTTTATTTATTACAGTCCATCCATCTACTAAACTACAATAATATATCCAATAATTTTCTCTTTCTTGAAGTTCATCATCACCACATTCCTCTAATATTTCCCACTTAATTCTATTCTTATCTATTTTGTATGGTTCTTGTAATTCTTTATAGTAATGCTCTCCATTCCTTAAATGTGTTAAATGATTGCTCCACCTTTTCTTGATTCCATTATCTTGATCTGCACTTCCTACATAAACATTTCCTGTTTTAAAATCCTCAATTTTGTAAATTCCACTTATAATTTTCATAATAAATTCCTCCTCAATTTTTATCGACACTATTCTTTATATGTGTTTTATTCAGAAATATTTTTTGTATAAAAAAGACCATACACATTTTTGTGTACAGTCCTTAATTTTTAATATTAGTTACATTGTTACTCCATATTTATTGATACTTAAACAATCAAATCCATTCTCATCTTCATCAAAATCTATATCTATTTCATTATTTTTAAATTTTATTAACTCTATATCATCAATAGCTAATAATTTTGTTTTCTTATTATGTTCCTTATCATATAAGTATATGAAATTATCGTCAAATTCCAGTGAACACCAATAATTTAAACTGTTCCAAGCTTCAGAAACTTTCTGTAAAAATTCTGGAGTTATAGTTTCCACTTCATCATCAGATATATCTTCTCCAAGCACTTCTATTTTTTCATTTACTAAGTCGACATAAAATTGTTCTTCATCACTGGTAATATAAATATTACATTCAGGTCTGTTATAACTTAATGCATCTACACAGGACAAATCAATCTCATATTCACTTGCGACATTACATAAAATTCCATCTATTATATATAGATTCTCAACTCCAGTTTCTTCTAATATATCAATTACATATCTTTCTTCTGCTGTAGGCTCATGTATTTCATATTTTTCTTGTTTTAGTGCATCTAATATATAAGAAATATATAAATTAATTTCTATATCTTTAAGATAATTTAGCCGAATTTTTTTGTAGTCATATTTGTCATCAAAAATATCGAAAATAAACCCCTTATCTTCTCCAAGTACAAATCCAATTTCCACTTTCTTACCTAATATCTCAGTTAGTTTACTAGATATTTCATTTCCTAATTCTTTTTGTTTTTGATTAATTTTTTCCATAATATAATTCCTCCATTTTATTTAAATTTTTTATTAATATTGAAAAATACATTTCATATCTTCCACTTGTAGCCGTATGCGAGGTACGAAGCATACAGGCGTATTCCTACTTTTTATAATTAAAAGTAAATATTTATAGGTAACTAATCCATTTTTAGCACAAAAAAATAAGACCATTATATTAAATGATCTTATCTATTAATTTCACACTTGAACTATATAACATTGCATTAACGCAATATATACATATAATTTTTAATTTATATTTTTTTATTAACTATTTAAAATATACTGGGGATTAAGGAAAACTAACCAACATTTTTATTTTTAAATTAACTACAACTAAGGTTATTCCTTACGTCATAACCCAGTTTCCGTAAAATCTAAAAATAAAAAAGCTGCGAGTAGTTTTCCTTCCCCAGACCCCACAACCTTTCACTCGCATGATTAATTTTTATTTATTTTCATCATTATTTTAATTATTATTACATTATTTTTTCTTGCCAAGTTTTTAGATGTGAGCCTATTTATAGAGCTTGTCACCCTTTTTCTTGGCAAACATTATTAAGTGAATTTACTACCCAGTATTTTTTCCCATAATATATATTCTTTATACCATTTTCTAATGTCCTTTTCCAATCTGTATAATCTATAATATGATACTTAATTCCTTCTTCATCAAAACATGAATTAATAGAATTAAGACTTTTCATTAATTTTCCATTCCTTTTTATATTTGATATAATCGCCAATTCATTTTGTTCTTTTTTATATAATTTTAAGCCAATAATACTATTTAAATAAACTTCTAATTTGTCATCATATTCTTCATCTTCTACACTATAATGATATTCCCCTGTTTCTTCATCTTGAAAACCAAATTCATGAGCAAGATATTTACAATATCCGAACCTTCCCCTCATTTTCATAAATTCTATATCGCATAAATCTCTGTTGCATTTTACATACATTAAATCATTTACTTTAAAAGTTCCTTTATCTTCTTCATCTACCGTATCAGTATAAACAATGTTAGAATGGTCATACTCTCTAGGAAATTTTTCTATAAATTCTTTGACAGTATGTTCCATCAAAAAATCAGCCATTTTAATCTTATTTTTTATTTGTGTTTCCATTCCCCCTATTTGTTTATTGTTAATTGCTTTTATATATACGTAAATTTTATCTCTATCATTTTCTAATCTTTTTCTTCCCATACACTGAATTAGTGAGTATAAATCTTTATTATCAATTACGATATGCTTAACATTTTCATCCTTAATGTTTACCCCTGCATCTAAACAAGTTGTAGTGATTAGAAATTGTTCTTCAAATCTTTCACTTTTAAGCATATTCTTTATTTTATCTGAATTAACATATTTATAATGTTTATCACTTTTACCACAACAAAACAAACAATTTTTTTCATATTTTTTGTATAAATTATATGCTTTTTCCGCAGATTGGATGAAGAATATCCCCTTATTATCTTGCTTACCTTCTTTTGCTCTTTCTATAGCCTCTTCCATAAATTTTTCCATAGTTTCATCTTTCATAAAGAATTTTAATTTTTGTATAAAATTATAACTTATAGGTATTTCATAATCAATTGTTGTCATTCCTTTTCTCTCTCTAATATAGGTTTTCATAGCATCACTTGTAGCAGACATAAAAATCTTGACTACATCCATTTGATTTAATAATACCTCTAGTGATATATCTGTAGTTTTATTAAATCTAGCATCCGACATAAAATAGTGGAATTCATCGCAAACTATATACTCATATTTTGAAAAATCAAATTTTCTATTATTCTTATATAAACTTTCTAAATATTGGTATGTTTTTATATCTATTATATCTGCTTTTTTAGCTGTAATTATTTCATTATTAAATTGGTCTACACAATTAGTTCTATGTATTAGCATGAGTATTCTCTTCTTATTTTTTTCAGCAAATGCATATAATTTATTTTTAATAAAATATGATTTTCCCATTCCAGTACCTGCTGTTATAGTTATAATATCACCTTTACTCCATTTTCTTATCTTTTCATATGTTACTATTTCACTAATATTTTTACTTCTCATAATCGTAAACTCCCTCTCATAATTTATTTATTTGTTTATTGTTATTCTCAATTTTAATAATCCATCTAACGCTAATTGAAATTTTTCTGTATTCTCAAAACTATATTTATCTCCATCTGCATCATTAAATACAAAATATCTGAATCCTAAAAATGATAATGCAAACGCTAAATATTTCTTTTTTATTTCATAATACTCATTTTCCATAATAATCCTCCTGATAATATATTAGGTTATAAGATTAATTTATCTTACTTCCTCATGTAGCCTAAATGGGGGAGTAGTCCCCACTTAGGCGATAACTACCTAACATACTATATAAGCACTTATATAACTTGGTTTAATTTCTATGTCCTTTAGATTTACTTCTAATTCATCTTTATCTTTCATATAATTTTCTAGTAAATCATATATATTTTTCTTTGCACCTGTAACTTTGTTATTATAAATTTGCTCATTATTTATAAAAAATTCTCCATTATTTTTAGTTATTACTACTTTGTTATCTAAATCTACAGGTCTAAATTTTATTAATATAGTTTCTGCTAATCTAATCTCATTCTGCAAATTCTCTAATAATTGCATATCCTGTTTTTTTCTTTGAGTCTTAATTTTACTATAATCTTTAAATTTATAATGATATACACCGTTTGGGTCTTCAATGTAGCTTGTAATATCTGTATAATACGCATCCAATATAGCTTGTACTACATTAAAACAACAATCAATTATAAACTTGCTTCTAGTATCCGATTTACTACTCTTACTAGCTATCAATAACGATGAAGCTGTTGTTGTAATTCCATATTTATCAGTTAATTCAATAATTGACTTACTAGCATCTAAGTTATTTTTTTTCAATTCATCTGACTTTTTAGGAATATTATCGTTAAACTTTATTCTAATATCTTCTGCACTACTTCTCCATTTTTCAAATATATTCTTAATCATTTCTGAAACTATTTCAGTATTTTTTGTTGGCACAATGTTGGATAATATATTATGCAATACCGTAACTCTATCCCCTTTTGATACTTTTTCTTTTACTTCATAATATTTTTTCAATAGAGTATTAACTATTCTATTTGAATGTAAATTTAATACTGAATGTGTCCTACTATAAACTCTACTTCTGTCTTCATATTTAGTTGTATATTTACGAAAATTTGGATTAAATTCTTCTACAAGACTTTCTTTGAGTAACTTTTTAGTATCATTATCAATCTTCTTTAAAGTTTTTGGTGAATCTATACTAATCATTTGTAGCTCCAATGCCCAGTATGATAATCTCTTATTTTTATAAAATTGTTTTGTTATTATATCTTTAATCTCTTGCTCTTCCAAATTCTCTACTGAAATAAATTCACCTTTTGAAATCAACTTTTCCATAGTTTCTGTAAAATATTCATATTTCTTTTTTCTAATAATACTTTCATATTGATATGCTTCTTTTTCTAAATTCTGTATTTCAAATTCAATATCATCTAAGTCTTCTTGCTTTAACATATATGTAAATTCATCAATAATTCTGTATTTATCTGATAATTGAGACTTAGTGCCTTCTAAATATTTAATTTCTGATATATTATCTAAATAAAATTGTTCATGTTCTTCATCATATTTTTTCCTCAAATATTTATATGTAAACACCTTATCTGTTTTAGCATATTTGTATCCTAATTCAGTAGCCTGTGTACATATTTTAATTCCTAGATTACTAATGCTTCCTATCTGGTTTCCCGCCGCCATTACAACACTATAATATTCATTTTCTTTAGTATACGGTAGTTTAACAGCATCGTCTTTTTTATCCTGTAGGTTTAAAAAATTATAACCATCTTCTGGAGCAATAACTGAATTATATATAATATCACTTTGCATTACTAGGTTACTATCCCCATCTGTATCTTGACCTGAATTAAGTGCTAATCTATTATCCTTTTGGTTGTAAAATATTAATTCATTTGTTAGCTTTCCAGTGTACTCTTCTAATAGATTATTTTTTGTTATAGTAAATTTATGTATTTCTGAAAAACTGTTAAGTGGTGAACGAGCCATTACTCTCTTACCCGTTTCCTGTGGTATATAAAATTGATTTATACCCAGTCCATTATCAGAAATTTTTCTTGTCATAATCCAATCCATAAAAGTTATTGGACACGTACTAGCATATTTGTAATTACCTTTAACAAAGAATTTTCCCTCTTGAAGTTCAGCGATTTTCTTCCTTACCATACCCATAATCATTTTTTGTACACAAGGTATCTTAAGTGCATCTTCTGTACTTTGTAATAAATAATGTAATTTATCCATAGCTTCTAATTCTTCTCTATCATTGTTAGAAATATCTCCTAACATTAACCTTATTGCATTAATATCTCCATCAACAACTTTCTCATACATGCTATAAGTTTCTTTACTTAATGCTTCTAATTCTAAAGGTGTGAGATTAAGATTAGATATTACTTGATAATTTGTTCGTGAATACTCTTTTGGCTGCTTTTTGTTGATTTTACTTACATATAGATTAGTAAGTATATCTCTATACTTATCATATTTTTCTTTCTTTAATTCTTCTACAATTTGTTCCTGCCCATCCCACCATTTTGCCCACTTTGCCATATTAGTTGTAATAATAAGATCTGCTTTAGATATGTTAACCATCTTGTTAAAATAATCTAAAGTATAAAACCCATCTTTTCTCTTTTCAAATATGTTAGGTATATCTTTTTCATATGTATCTTCAAAATATTTATTAAAATCTACTTTTACAACAAGCCCTTTTGTCGCAGTAATATCTTGTCTTATAATTGCAAAATCAACCGTATAATCTATATCTAAATTTCTTTTTATAATTCCAGCTAATTTATAACTCATTAACCCACAGCCATCTTGAAATTCATGTTCTTCTTCTCTATTTCTTTCATACATTAATTTACTATAATCTTTATCTTTAAAATAACAGTAATCTGATATATATGTATAAATATCTGAAGGTAATACAACTACATTAGGTTTATAATCAATTTCATATGTGTTTGAAGTTTGAAGACTAAGTCTTGCAATTACATCCTTATTAATTGACATTTCTTCTTTATCGAAACGTTTTTTAGTTAATTTCCCCAGACTCGTTATATCCTCAAATATACTTATAAATTCAGCATCTTCTTTTGCAATAAATAAGTATTCACATTTATAGTTCTCAGAATAGTAATCATCTTTACCTTCCTTTTTCATCATACTTGGACTACTAACCAATGGAATAAATTTTTTATTCATAAATGTTATACCATTTTTTAATATTTCTAATGGTATTTCCATTTCAGTATCTTTTTTATTAAAGGGTAGTGCAACCTTTATAATATTATCTAAAAATTGTTCTTTTCTATCTAATTCCTTATAAATCAGATATTTTCTAATTAAATTATTTTCTGATAAACTTATTGTTCTTTCAATTAATTCTTTCTCTGTAAAACTTTCTTTAGTCAAATCACCATTAGCTATTTTGTAAATTTTGTACATTGTCTGTTTTTTCATAATATAATCCCCCATATTTTAATTATTTTTATTTAAGAGCGTAAGAAATATATCTCGTATTTGTAGCTTCATAATTCATATTTAATTTTCCTTCCAGCCACAAAAATCACATTCAAATTTTGCTAACTCCTCTACTATACCTGCTCCATTAACTCCAATATTAGTCGCTTGTTTACCACAGCTTGGACATATTTTAAAATGTTTTTCTTTATAATCCTTTTCTGCTTCTTCTTCTCGTTCCTTTTTTAGTTTTTCAATTTCTTGTTCAGTTAATCCTTGCATTTTAGCTTCCTTCTCGTTAATATACATATTAATTTTCCTCCTCTTAAATTGTAATTACAGAACTATTCCTATAATTGTTATTATAGGAATAACTCGACATCCACTGGGATATCTGGATTTGCTGATTTTCCGCAAGCTACTTTTTAAAAAAATAGCTTGATTTTATATATTTATTGCTGTATAATTCGATTATAGATTTAAAATCTTATATATGTGATACAGTAAATACATAAAACGATAGATAGTAATAAATACGGCAGAAAAGTAATGTTAATATAATAAATAGGTTGGACAAAAAGGGTATAGTAGACCCTTGGTTTTTATTTTATTTTTTATGTCCAGCTATAATTATAACATTTTATTTTTGTTTATCAATCTTCATATACAATCAAATATTGTCATATTTTAGGGTTATAGGTAAATAACTTGTATTTCTTAGTTATTACTTAATATAACTCTTATTTGTGTATAAAAAACATTTATTGTATCCTAACATGTCTTCTCTAATTCTTCTTGGCTTAAATTTCCCTCGCAAAACTTGTCCCACTGTTCTTGATTCAAATTTGTTTTAATAAAAATAGGTATATAGCCATCTAAATATCCAATAACCGTATTTTTATATTTGTAAGCATCTTCCGAACTTGCAAGTACTCCTACCATGGCTTTTAATTGGCTTTTTTTAATTACAATTGTTTTCATATATTTTTCTCCCAAAATTATATTTCATATATTTTACCTTCAATATTATCCTTATCACCCCTAACATGAGGTTTAATCCAAACTCTTTTACCATCTTTATAATTTCTCCAAAAACCTCTTACAGTCCATCCTAGTGTATGTCTTTCATAATCTCTTTTTTCTTCTTCAGTTAGTTGAATATGATCTGTATTTATTCTTATAATATTTTGTTTGATTAATTTAGTTCTAGGTTTTTTACCTGCTCTCTTATCTTTTTTTGATTGAATTTTTTTACTAGTAGTTTTAGTTTGTCTGATAACGTACTCTTGATTAAGTTGAGAAAATATTATAATTGAAAAGTATTTTTGCAATGTGTCATATACTTCCATATCATCTACATAATCTAATTCTTTATTCTTGTAGTATTTCCAATTAAAATTCATAATTTCATTATGAACAAATGAATTTATATGTTCCTCAATAGTTACTTGTGGTTCTAAATTCCAACAAAAATTTAATTTTCTAGAATCATATGCATGTAAATATGTACATAATTCAATTACTGACTTTTTTTGTAGATGCTTAACTTCAAAATAATTATACATATCAAATTTATTTTCAGTTTGTTTAATACTTATAATACCTTTATTAAATATGTGTTTTATATTATCTTTATTTTGCATAATTTTTTCTTTGTTATTGTAACACCAAGGTGCGATTATATTATCGAATTCCTCATCTGTTAACTCAATAATATCTAACTTATCTAAATCTTTAATAGTTAATTCTTTCATAAAATCACCCTATTTTACTCATACTTTAGTTTCTATTTTAACAAAATTTCTTACTAATAACCACCTACATTATATATAGATGATACATAATATTATGCTTTAGTATTAATATGTATTGGTCTGCATAGAAGCCTGTGCCTGCAATAATCTTTTTTATATCTTTCATATCGAGGTATATAGGACATATCTGCTCACTTGTATCGTCACTTAATATTAAAAACCGTTTATTAGATTTATTAGGACTTATAATATCAAAGTCAAAATCATTAAGAAACAATGATACACTTACAACACCATTAATATCCATACACAACTGTTCTTCATCTTCGATTATTTCAAGCAAAAATAATTCTAGTTCCTCAAAACCGACCTCAACACCAAATTCTTTATAATTTCCTGTTTTCATAAACATAATTTATTCCCCCTAAGATTTATATAAAAGTTATTTTGTATCTTATATATAAATAATATCACTCTTATAGTTACAAGTCAATAACTTTTAAAGTTCTTTTTTAACTTTTTATTGACTTTTTTGCATTCAAAAGGTATGCTTTAACCCATAAAGTGATATTATATATTGAGGAGTGACCACTATGATTAAAATTTACATATCAGACCTATTGGGAAAATTTAAAAAAAGCCAACGATGGTTAGCTGATATAACAGGAATTAGACCCTCTACAATTGGTCTATACTATAGCGAAGATATTAAAAGAATAAATTCAGAAGATTTAAGCAATATTGTTAAAGCTTTTAAAACATTAGATGATAATATAAAATTAAGTGATATTATTGATTATGTTGACGACAAAAAAAGGTAGCGAAGCTTATTTCACTACCTTTTATCATATTTCTTTAACAATTTATAAATCAAAAATATCATTTTTTTCGTTATAATCATTTTTTACAGTATATAAATTGTAACCACGTATTTCGTTTTTAGCAATTGCTTTCTTTATTTTATTCAATATAGTACTAATTTCTTTAATACACCTTATGTTATAAATAGATCCATCACTAGTACTATTATAAAAAATTTTATTCATTTGCTCTTTCAAATATATGTATAAAGAAATATATTGCTGTGTTTCTAATTGTATATTTTCACTAATTATATAGTTTTTATTATTTTTAGCTACAATTTCAATTTTATTATATTTATCAATTAATTTCTTATATACGTAATTTAACACTTGCTGCTCATATTTTATAGAAGTATTATTATCTTCAATAAATGTTAATATAATTTCCAATTCTGTAAATGTTAAGTTTATAAAGTTTTCATCCTGATCTTCTAAATCAAATTTAAATACATCTTTATTAAAATTTTTAGCAATCTTTATCTGATAGATAGGCAATAATTTAACATCATCAATTTTAAATTCACAATCGCTTGTGTGATGATAAAAAAGTCTACCTAATTTATAAAAAAATATAAAATTAGACAAACCATTATACATGTATTTAGTGGTTATTAAGTATAAATATTTAGTAGTTTTTATGCTATCATTTTTAAGTTTTAAATATTCACCTAATGTTATCTCTTTAGCTGGATTAATTATCTCAACATTTTTTTTATTGTAAAATGTAGAATTCTTTATCTTCATTTTATTAATCACCTCTTCGTATAATATCATAATATATTTTCAATATATTGTAAATAAATATATATATTGGTATAATATAAACAATGAGGTGACTTTTATGAATAAATTATATTTAAAAGACAAAATAGAACTAAAATTTTTTGAAGATGACAAATTAGATTTAACTCTTTTAGAACTAATAAACAAAAACAGTTTTAAAAGAGGAAGACAATACTTTATAAAAGACATACTAAAAAAATATTTTATAGAACTAGATAAAGAGAATGAAAAATCATTAATTGAAAGAAAACAAAAACTTAAACAAGAGGGTGAAAAAGAAGCTTTGAAATCTGCTAAAAGAAGAAGAAATGTTAATAATTCCACATCTGCATCATGTAAAAGAAGACAGCCTACAAGAGCTTCAGAAATAATAGATAAATATAGAAATATTAAATAATTATTTTTTTAGAAAATGGTAGAGTAACCTGCCCTTGGTCTTAATTTAAACTCCATATAAAGGCATACTTAATTATACAACCAATTTATTCTTGTTATTACTCATATCAGTCTTACTTTCTTCTAAATCTTTCAATATACATTCTATATCATATAAATCGTATAACTTTAATTCAATATTGGTATTTTTATTAATCTTATCTTTGTACTCAATAGCATTCTTATTAAATCCAGAAGTGGTTACGCATATTCCTTTATTAATCTTTCCACCATCAGCAACCATTGCTCCAATTAATTTCTGTAAAATCTCACGACCTATATTCTTTCCATCTTCATCCCAACATTTACATTCTACATAAATTGATTTATCCACAATTAAATCTTTACCTTCATCATTTGTTTGCTGTGTAATTTTCACTTTATATCCAAGTTGAGTTAATAACTTTGCACACCATATTTCAAATTCTCTGCCATTCATTTTCTTTATATCATCTAATGTTAAATTAACTTTCTTATCTATAATAATGTTTCTATTGACTTTTATTCTAGTTTTCTTTGTATCATAATAAATATATATTATATTCAATAACCCAACTATAAATATTCCCATGAATAAATATTCATAATTTATATTGCTCGCCATATTCACTGGATAACACCTCATTACTTATTATTTCCAAATTTACTCTTTATTACTCAATTATTTTTGTTTTATTACTTGACTTACGAACTGAACTTCATATAATCGGGAATGTTTGCTTTTGTTTTTGATATAATTTATCTACCTATATGCAGTAAAAAATAATAATAATTTTAACACTGCACATAAGTAGATAAATTATTAATTATAATCGGTTTAAGCCTTGCTATGCCCCTTAATACCCTTCTTATTTATTGCTAATGCAATATTAACTTAACTTACAATGCTTGTCCTATAAGTGCCTATATATGCCTATATGGCTTGTTAATACCTACCTGTGAATTATCACACCAAGTAACCTTTCCGTACCTTTAAATGGATGTACTCTCCTTGCATCACACGCTCAAAGAAGGGAATGAGTTTTTATTATGTGATAGTTAATTTTTATTGCTTTCGGCTCAACTAACCCCTAGATATTTTATAGTTGCTCTAGTGCCTTACAACTAACCTATGTCTTAAAAAAGTGTATAGGAAATAAAACCTTCACATTTACATTTTTAAAATTTATTGATATAATAAATATATGCTTTTGATTTCTTTGTGAAGGAATCATTTAACAATATTTAATTTTATTTGTATAAGCTAATGCGGTCGAGGCACTGGCTTATTTTTTTATTAAAAAAGCTTTAATATTTCTTCTAATTTAGATTTATTCATAATAATTTTATGGATATTATCTTCTAGTATTGGTTTATTTACATTAGTTGCAATGGCTTTAGTAATTGTAACTATGTTGTTAAACTTCTCTACAATTAATATTTCTAGGCTACCACAAGAATTTATTTCTATTTCCTGCTTTACTATTTCTTCTTTCTTTATAAATGCATCCTTATAAAATTTGTTAATATGTTTGTAATGTTGATATTCTTTGTGTTCCATGTAAAATCACCTCTTATTTTTTGAACTTCAATTTCTTATTTACATCTTTATCCTTTAAGATAATATTATTTGAAAATTCTTCTACATCATCAATTAGATCCTTTGAATACAATTTTGTGTACAAGGTTATTAATTCAGGACTTTTATGCTGAACTAAAAACTGAATCTTTGGAATAGGAACACCTTGCAATACTAAACTTTTAATATAGAAGCGTCTAAATGCATGAATAGAAGTCATTTTTACATTTCTTTTTTTGTTATATCTACTTATATATAAATAAAGTTTATTTGCAGTTAATTGCTCTCCGTAAGCACTAATTAGAAGATAATTATTTTCTAATTGTTGTGATTTTAAAATATTAATATGTTCAGTTAATACATTTTTTAATTTTTTAGCTAATGGGATAGCATGTGGTTTTTTATTTTTGGTATGTTTATATATAACTAGATTATTCTCAAAATCAATATCATCAACTTTCATATTTATAGCTGTTGAAAGTCTACAACCTGTAAAAACAAATATGTTAATTGCAACGAATGCAATATATTCTGAAAAGTTAGTAGTTCGAATATTTGGTTTGATTAATAACTTTTGTACCTCTTCTATTTCATATGTGGATTTTGGCGTCATATCTGGTGCGGGTACTGATATTTTGAATTTAGGCATATATTGTTTATCCATAGCAAAATACAAAAATGTCCTTAATCCTCGCATATTAGTAGAAATGGTATTATCGGAATGATTTCTTATAGTTTTGCAATAATTAATATAATCATTTATTGTTTTTAAATTAACTGTGTTAATCGCTTGTTTGTAGTCAATAAATTTATAAAATGCTTCTAGCACATTATTGTAAAAAGAAAATGTTGCTGGTCTTAATCTTCTTTCTTTTAAGTTATTTTCAAACTCTTTTTGAACATCGGAAATGCTTACTTGTGGATATTCTTGGTTTGCTAAATCAGAAATGTTTTTTATAATGATTTTCTGTTTCAT